CAAGTATCCAATTGTTCATTTCGATGGTGACTCACGCCCGCGTCGTACAGGTTATAACGATATTAAAGAGGTTTTTGCGCCGCGCGTTATTAAAGAGGAAGGCGATGTTCGCAAGAGCCTGCGCGCACCCAGCCCCACCGAGGGACTGGCCGCGCAAAGCGAGCTGATGAAGGAAGCGCCCGGTGCATTTAAGACGGCGATGAAAGATGTTGTGCGGATATTTACCGAAACGGATGACGTGTCGTATGTCACTCGATTCCGCACGGAGATAGCCGATGCTAGCGCCTCCGTGGTTAACCGCATGAACATTCTGTTTGACGGCGCGGTGCGCGACGAACTTACCGGTATTACAAACCCTGAACTGTTGATCCGGCAAGCACAAGACCCGGAAGCTTTGTTCAATGCTTTCGTAAACACTGGTGGGCTTGAGAAAGACGCTACCACAGGGCAGTACATCGTAACCGACAATGCGGGGCCGGGCGGGTCGATAGCCGATGTGCTGGCAACTATCAAGAACTGGAGTGATGCCAAAGGCATGGACTTCAAGTTGGGCTATGCCGAGGCCAGCAAGATGCTGGAAGCTCGACGCCTTGATGCCATGCGGCAAGAGAATGTGGAGCGCAAGAAGAAAAAACAAGACCTATTCCCCATTCACAAGCTGGTACAAAAGGATGACCGGTCTCCCGAGGAACAGATTGATGCCGCCCTGCGCGGGCTGAAGGCTAACCCGGAGATTCAGAAGGTTGCTGACCTTATGGATCAGCAGCGGGCGTACATGATCGACAAGTTGGTTGACGTGGGGCGCATCTCGAAAGAGACATCGCAGGAGTGGAAAGACGCTGCCGGGTATGTGCCCTTTGACCGAGTGGAAGATTTCTTTGATAAGTATTCGCCAAAGCGCACAACGGGTCGCGGTCTGTCGCAACTAAGCTCTCTGCCGAAGTTTGTGGGTAGCACGCAGCGGGAAGTGGGCAACGTGTTCGACAACCACACCAAGCTGATGGGGTGGATGCTCAAGCAGACAATCAAGCAGGATGCAGCATCGACCACGCTTAATTTGCTGGCGGATATGGGCCAAGCTCGGCGCTTGTATGGCAACAAGACATCCGCAAACAACGCGGGGAATGTCGTCAGGACTTACAAAAAAGGGCAGGAAGAATACTTTGAAGTGCGGTCACACTGGGATGCGGTAGCGTTTACAGATGCACCGGAGCCGAAGCTGACCATCGTTAAGTTGTTCGCGCAGGTATCCAACATCTTGCGCAAGATTGTGACGGTGATGCCGCCGTTCGTGGCCAAGCAGGTGACAGACGATATTCAACGAGCGTTTGTGCAGTCTGGCGTAAGAAGCCCGTCGCGGTTGATTGTGCCGGCAGTTACGAACTTTCTGCGGATTGCCGGGCATGAAGTGGTGTTCGGCAAAGATCACGAGTTCACCAAAGACTTTGCCAAGAAGGGGTTGGTCGGGAACATCGACTACAACGCCAGTAACCCAGCAGAAACTATTCTGTTCAGCATGGGCTACTCCAAACGCGGTTGGCTCAGTGAGCTGCACCACCGGCTGGAATCGATTACGCGGGCGTCGGACTTGGCCATGCGTAAGGCGATCTACGACCGGACGATGGCGGAAGAAAACAAAAACGTGGGGCTTGCCACTGCTCGGGCTCGGGAGTTCATCAACTTCCGGCGTCGTGGCGCCAGCAAAACGATTGGTCTGGGCGTTGCCACTGTTCCATTCTTCAATGCTTACTTGCAGTCGAGCGATTTGTTGCTGCGTAGTATGGTTGGACGCGGCTCGAGCAACACGGAAAAGGCTGTGGCCAAGCGCTTGTTCTGGACACAGGCGGCCAAGATGACGGGCTTCGCGCTGATCTATGCTTTGGCTAACAGCGACGATGAGGAATACCAAGACCAAACATTGGATGAACGGTCCAACAACTGGATTATCGGCGGCAAGAAACTGCCGGTGCCGGGCGACATGGCTGCGTTGTTCAAAGTACCTGTGGAAGCGTTGGTGCAATACATGACCCGGCGCGGCACCGAGGAGGAGCAACTGACCAACGAAGTGGTGCGGCAGGTGTTGGGCTACGCGTTTGAGCAGTATGTGGGCCGGGTGACGCCAGTGCCGCAGGCGATTCGCCCTGTGATGGAAGCCTTTACAAACCACTCGTTGCTAACTGGGCGTCCGCTGGTAGGCACATATCAAAAGGGTCTGCCGGCTGAGTTTCAGACCACTAGCTCAACTAGTGAGCTAGCCAAGGCGATTGCCAAATATGCGTTTGACGATTTGGGACTTGAGCTTTCGCCGGTCATTATCGACAACACCGTACGGGGATACTTGGGTGGCGTCGTGCCGCTGATGAATATGCTGGTCGATCAGATGGTCAACCCGAACAAGACGGACAGGCCGCTGAGCAAGTATTGGTTCCTGAGCCAGTACCTTACACCGGAAGTGCCGACTGGACCGAAGGAAGAGTTCTACGATCTGGTCAACAAGGTGATGCCGGTCAAGCGTGCGCTTGCGCAACTGGAGAAAACAGACATCGACGCCGCGATGAAGTATTACGAGAAGAACGCGGACAAGCTGAAGATGGCGGAGCTGGTGAACAAAGCCTTGCAAGAGATCGAGCAGACTCGGGCGTACATTAAGTACCTTGAGAGTGCCAACGGCGCCAAGTCTATCCCGGACAGCGCTGAGCGCCTGAAGACGAAGCAGGATGTTGAGCGGTACGAGAACAAGAATCTGGAATGGGTGCAGGCTGCCAAGGCTCAGATTTTTGGGAAGAAGGAGTAACTACTCAAGCCGCCAGATACGGACGCCGTAGCGTCCGTATTCGCAGCGGTTAGCTACACCGAGTGAGATTTGCAGATGTTCTTCGGCAGGGGCCAGTAGTTCGGCCACCTGCTTATCTGTTGCTGTTGTCGGCAAGAAGAATGAACACCCCTTGCGCACGTCCTCCCAAGGGATGAAGTATTGCGCACCGAGGATGGTCAGAATCCTGATCTCATCAGGAAGTTTCAAGCGCATTGGCTACACCCACTGCATCGCTATCAAAACAATAACTGCGCACGGACGGCACGCTCATGCTGCCGATTGATCCTGCTGCGATCCGCTTGGCTATCGCCTTGCCGTCGTTCTTTATGATCTTCAGGCTCACCAGACCTTTGATTGTCTGCCGCACATCGACTTGATGCTCGACCAGATAGGAACGGAGCTCGTGTGCCGGTATCCATAGCTCTTTGCGGTCGGGCTCGTAGCGTAACTTCAGCGCATTGCGTGGTGCCTCAATCGGGGCTGAGGGCAGCCCGTTTTTGGGCGACTCGATGATGAGGGCGTTGGACAAGTTGTCGTTGATGTATCGGCCAAGGATTTCCGCTGCGAGGGAGTCACCGTGGCTGACGGACGCCTTGTTCGAAATCTTGACGCCTGCCAGCTCTTTGAGCATGTACTGATAGACCGGCGCGATCTCGATGTCGATCAGCCCTATCTGACGTGCGAAGTAGGCACCGGTGAAGGAGCATGCCAACGTGCCGGAGTGGAAGCGATCTGACTTGTCCAAGTTCAGCGTCTCATCGATCTTGCGCTGCATCTGGTGCAGTGTCTCAATGACCAGCGCTTTGTTCTTCAGGACGAAGCTGACGAAGATCGGCCCGGCAACGCCGTAGTTGCTAGCGAGCTTGCGGAAGATTTCATCCGCCTCAGTCTTGGAGATGTCGGCACTGCCTGCTACGTAGATGTCGATGAGTCGGGCTTGCTCACCACCAGACGTTGCCTTGATGCTGCTGATGGCATCGGAGAACACCGAGTTGCTGGAGGTGACGACGATGCTGCTCCACGTGGTGTTATTGTTCCGCAGCTTGTTAGCCTGCGAATCCATCCGGTGCCGAGCGCGGCCTCGCGTGACCGAGTAAATGAAATCGGACAGCTCCTCGGGTTTGGTATTGGTCATCTCATCGAATGACGGGCTGATGTTGTTCAGCATGCCGATGTGCTGGAACTTGGCCAAGTAGGTATCGTCTGAGGAGCCCAGCAGCTTGGCTGGATTACCGAAGATGGAGTCCTTGACCATCATGGCGGTGGTCTTGCCGGTGCCGGATTCGTTCGACACCAGATTGATAACCGCACCTTTCACATCGAAACCACCCAGCAGCGGCATAAGCACCGAGCCAAAGCCGCAGAACAACGTGAAGGCATGCGGCTCAAGCCCGCGCCGGTTGTAGAAGTTGGCGATTGATTTCCATTCTTCGAGACTGCCTGCTGGCTGGAAGGCCGGGGCTAACTGCCGTGTGCTGCTGGCAGGGGGTGCGAGCTTGGGGCCCGCGATGGTGTATTCGATCTCACCCACAACGAAACCTGATTCATCAGGAGTCCACCCCATCTGGCTGCGGGTCTTGCAGGCGCTGGCGTCTTTTTGAAGCTTACGAATTGCGGAAGCGAAGTAGGCCATGATGACATCCCATTGTTTGCTGTAGGCAACGACACCGTGCTTAACCAGTGTAGTTTGCAGTTTCTCCCGATTAAGAAGGGCTGTGGCAGGGGCGTAGAAAACACGCACGCCGTCGTGGGGTAGGTGCAGACAGACGCCCAGTAGTTCGCCCTCGCCGTCGCCGTGGTCGTCCGAATCGTAGAATCGGTTGGTGAGGTATAAGTCTTGAGGATAGACCTCGATGACTGTCTCCTCGCCGTCGGCGTCAGTCTTCTTGCAGTACACCCCGCCCGATGCGCCCCGATAGTAGGGGAACGGATAGACCGGGATATTGACCGTCACTTCCAGATGCGCGCCGTCTGCGTCCGGGATGGTGTGCTCGACCTTGTAGACCTCGGCACCGTCCTCGACCACAACAGGTGCAGCCGGAACCATGCGCCCCAGCATGATGGGGCTGGTGATCTTGTGCGTGCACCCCTTGCAGTTCTCAGGGTAGTTATCCCGAAACCACTGGCAGGTGTACGGCTTGCCGGTAACGCGCTGAGCTTTATCGATAGTCGCCCCGGGGGAATAATCCGGGTGCTCCTCAGACACGGTATGTATCGCAATATCGGCATCCACGCAGGTGGCAGCGACCGACAGCACAGCCCGCCACAGGGGCTCCACCACTGACGCTTGTTGCTCATAGGCATGCTTGACCTGCGCACAGCCAGCCCCACGCAGGCTCTTGTCGAGCAACAGCGAGAACTCACAGTCCGGCAGATCGCCACCGCTGCGCGCTAACGAGGCAGTGATGTCGTCCATACCCAGTGCTGCCGCAGGCACAAGCTCAGAGGCAGGGGCCGGGAACCACGAACGAAACACCGAGAACGGCGCAGGCTGGCCGAGGTGTACCAGCACCGCCAGCGGCTGATCTGGAGAGTTGTAGTTAACCGTGCCGGGCATGCGCATGACACGTGCAGCGTCACCCGTCACCTGCGGGTCGATCTTCAGACCGTGGGCGAAACAGAACGCCTTGAGCGCCCGTGCGACCGGCACCCACTCCGCAATCGGAACAGGCTCGGTGAATGCCCAGTATGCCTGCACCCCGCGCCCTGAGAACACGATTGTGGGCTTGGGCAGGCCAGTGTCTACGACAAACTTTTTAAGCGCCTTGCTGGCCTCGGATGGCGTCGCATACGGCACGCCGTCATGGCTATCGAGCTCAAGGAACAGGCACTTCATCTCAACTGCATTTGCGGCAGTGCGACCTGCCGCAGGGTCTGCGTACGTAGCCATTGCCACATACACATTCCAGAACTCTTTGTTCATCTCCTGAGCTGCTTGAGATGCTTCTTCTTTGGTACTGCAAAACCTATGTTGGACTGCTTTTTTATTTTTGCTGTTGATACGTGCAACACAATACGTACCAGCAGACGGCAGTATGGCGTCTAGGAAGGTGGTGCTCACGTAGCCTCACACGGGATTCGGTTAGCGGGGAAAAGGTGAGGCGGCGGCCCCGTGGTCCGCCTCGTCGCTACGGGATCAGCGCAGCCTAGCCTCGATACTGATTATGCCGACTCAAGTTGAGAAACCAAAATAAGAATCTGTTCTAAATGCTTGGTTCGAGGGGTTACTTTCCCACGAAACCACTGATAGATGATAGGCCGACTAACGCCTAGCTTTCGTGACACCTCCCAGACCGAGACGCCTCGGTCAATGCACACTTTGGCTAGGCGGATAGTCGGCAACGACGGGTCAGCCGCAGCCACTTGCTGTACTAGCGCTGTGCTATACCCGCGTGAATCACTCATCGTCGTCCGTGCTCCAGTCGCTCAGAATATCCGAAACATTCGGCTTATCTGTGGGTACGTCAGGAACAACTACTTTCTTGGTCCTTTTAACCGGTTCTACTACTTCTTCGATAGAACTCTCTACTTTTGCCACCTCAACTGCTGCTGGGCTCTGCGTGAACGCGACGGGCAGTGCCGGGGTCTTGTCAGCTTTGACCGCAAACTTGAACTCGATTGCTCGGCGGGCTTCCTCAGAAACACCTGAAGCTTTCGACAACTCCCACTCTTCGCGAGTCAGCGGACGCACGGCCTTGAAGCGCAGCACCGGCACAGCCTCGGCAGTATCGAAACGCATCTCAGTCACCACGCCGCTGATCGGCACACCGTGACCGGACAGGAAGTTGGCATAGGCTTGCAGGCTCATCTTGCCATCAACCGGCTTGCCGAAGATAGACTTGGCTGGCAGTTGCAGGCGATAGACGTCACCACCGATGTCGTTCTCAAGGGACACAGCCAAGCGACGGCTGAAGCGGCAGGCGCGGGTCTTGCCGTCGCCGGAGCCTTCGATGTTCTGCGGGCAGTTGGCGCAATTATCAAACTGACGCTGCTCGGCAGGCACTTCTTCGTTGGGTTTAACACCATCGGCAGACCAGCAAGTCGGACCCACGTCTTTGCCTTCTTCGTATTTGCCGATGAAGAACGTACGGGAATTAGTCTTGGCAGCGGCCACGATCACGACATTCATGGCACGGTCTTCGTTGCGGGCAATCTCCTCGCCACCGGACACCATGCGCCACACGCCGCCTTTGATGGGGATGGTTTTGGAGTTGCTTTGCCCCGCCAGTGACTTGGTGATGTCGTCTTCGTTGCGCAGGTAGTCAGGCAGGGATACGCCGGAATTGAATAGAGTCAGATTGCTCATGGTTGTTCCTTTTGGTTAATTGGGTATAGGCGTCACTTTGCCCGACGTACAGTGATGCTGTACTTCGAGTCAACGTTCAAGCCGACTGGCAGCTTATCAGGGTTTGCTTCCATGAATTCCTTAAAATTTCCTTGGTGGATTCGTCGTTCGAGAATCTGCGGCACATCGTTTTCCTTGATGAATCCATACATGTTGTCCCAATCGTTTGTCCAATAGCGCGTCTTGATCGTCTTGGAGAAAGACCCGTACGTGGTCTTGCCGCCGTCTTGTCCTGTGGCTTTGCAGATTTCCAAAAGTTCCTGTTCAATCGTTTCCATCTGTGCGGTCAGTTCGGATAGCTTCGTCTCGTGCTCTCGTACCATCAATTCCTTAGCGTCTCGCATCTTCAAATAAACTTGTACTAATTTCGCAGCGTCCATCGTGGTCTCCTTGGTATTAACACAGTTAACTTATCTCCTGTTTATACAGGTCAACTAGCGATTGATGCAAGTCGATTTTGTTCTGAAGCATGGCGTACATTCGTTTCTCGACAGGGCTGCCTTGCAGGTGCGTGACCGTGACGTTGCGTGTCTGGCCTTGGCGGTGCGCTCGAGCGTTGGCTTGCAGGTACATCTCGGTGGAAGACACCGGCCCCCACCACACCACCTGATCGGCGCGGGTAAGCGTGATGCCATGCGCTGTGGCCTGCGGCACCAGCAGCAACACCTGCGGGCTGTCTTGGGTCTGGAAGCGTTTGATAATATCCGCCCGAGCGCCTGCGGCTACGCCGCCGTGGATAGTGTCTACGGTGAAGGCGGTAAGCTCGTCGCGCAGCATGTCGATCACGTGCCGGAATGGCACGAACACCAACACCTTGCGGTCGGTTTGCTCGATGATGCTGACCAGCTCCGCCAGACGGTTCTTGATGTCAAACTGAATGACTTCTTTGGAGTCGGTATACGCGCACCCAGCCGAGATTTGCAGGAGCTTGTTGAGCATGCCAGCGGCATTAGCCGCCGTGATCTCTTCTCCGGCAGCCCGAGTAATCATCTCTTGCTTGATGGCGTTGTAGTATTTCTGTTGCTGCGGTGTAAGGGGCACTTCCCGGGTCGCATAGAGCAGATCGGGCAGGTCCAAGCACTCTTCTTTCGTGAACCGAATAGCCGGCTGTAGCGCGTCATGCACAATAGTCTGAGAGTCATTACGTGGCACCCATTTGTATTGCGTGATCTTGGTCATGACTTTATCGCGCCATGCCCCAAAGAATCGAGGTACGTTGTCAGGATTGACCAACTTAGCTAGCCCGTACGCGTCGAGCGGCGACTGAGAGGCCGGTGTGCCGGTCATCATCCACAGCCGAGTATCGGCGCGAATGAGCGAGGCGAGCGCCTTCCAGCGGTCAGTCGATACGCTTTTTACTGCATTGGCTTCGTCGACAATGATAAGATCGAATTCTCCTGCCGCGAGTGCCGGAGTGACTACCTTTACGCCGTCGAAATTGATAATGACGACTTCGTAGTTCCCCGCGATTACGGCCTCGCGTTTTCTTCTGTCCCCTGTGGCAATCGCCACTGTCCTGTGCATCACCGTACGGAACAAGTCCGCCCGCCACGCGGTGTCCATGATCGACACCGGGCAGATCACCAGCACGCGCTTCACGCGGCCTTTGTTCATGAGGTAGTCAGCTGCCCATGCGGCAGCGCTAGTCTTGCCTGTGCCGGGCTCGTTAAAGCAAAAACACCGTGGGTGTGTGGCCAGAAACGCAGCCGTGGTGCGCTGATGCTCGAACGGCGTGTAGACGCCGGGCCAATCGTAAGTACCCAGTATGGGATGCGGCGGCGCTTTGATCTTGAGGTTGCGCAGAATCTGCACCTCGTCCGGGCCCCAGTTGACGAGTATCTTTGCCAACGCGCCATTGCGCTCGATGATGTGCGACTTCGGAATCAGGGCTTTAATCTGATCTGCTTTGCGCGTGACAAAGAGCAGTGCGCGGTTCTCCACGATCTGCATGCAACTTCCCTAACTGTAAGCCTGCGTTATTTGACTTTGTTCGTACTGGTACGCGCAAAGCTTCTGTTCTTCGACTTGGGCACAGCCCGTAGATTGCTTAGTTTGCTGGTGCCGCCTTTGCTCAAAGGCTTCACGTGGTCAATGTCCATGCTGGCAGGCACAGGGCCGTTCGCTTTTACATACGCACGGCGAGCTTTATGGCGCTCGGATTGCTTCTTCAACTGCTCCGGGGTGCCCTGATACAACTCGTATTCACGCTTGTAATTACGTGGTTTTGCGGCCATGACAGCTCCAAGGAAGAGTGCGCCCCGTCTTTCCGGAGTGTCCGTTGTATCAGCAGGGGAGATTCCTAGGGAGGAACCTGCCTACAACTGCCACGGTTTTATCCCACCGTTGGCTAGGGTCCAGAGCCCTACCGATGCTCGCATGCCTCGTTGCTTACCGGACAGAAGCGACACAATGGGGAGGGCTTCGCCCCCCACGCACCGTGTTCCACTGCTGACTCGATCATACTAGCGCGTCCCGCCCACTTTGACCAGATGTTCGGGAGGTCAGCTCGCGTATATTCTGACTTAACTACTTTCGCGGCCACCACAAACAACAAGATGCCGGACACGGTTTGCACTTCTGGGTAGTGCGCCATGACCATTGCCGCCATCAGCTCTAGCTGGTCGGGGTCTGCAAAGCGCGCAGACTTCCCGGTTTTGTAGTCCGCTACTCGGGCTTTGGTCTTGTTGATCGCCAAGAAGTCGGGCACGCCTCGGAACCATACAGCCTTATCGAAAAAGTCACACGGTGTGAAATCGGCACGGATGGCCATCTTTTGTTCGCACAGCACGTCGCCTTTAACTTTCTTCAGCGGCGCTACGAACAGCTCAAACATCTTGAACTGCGCGGGCAACGGCGTGTCGTCCCGGATGTAGTCTTCGAATGCTTTATGCACAGCGGTGCCGTATAGCGTGGCCTCGGTGTCTTGTGACTTGAACTTCTTGAGAATGCGGACTTCGTGGTACCGACGCGGGCACCCCTCAAAATCTTTAACGGATGAGTATGAGTGCGCGAGTGCCATTGTGGGTTCCTTAGTATGGAACCCAGTTTACCCTAACAATCACCGTATGATTCACCCATTCCTGCCTCGCACGACAGAGGCAAACCGACCGCCCATTTCGGGTTCCATGACATGCACTCGACGACGTACGCCATCGCGGTTTCCGCCTCGTCTTGAGGTGCGATACAGGCCACGGAATCGTGCACCGTGAGCACGGTGGGGTAGCGCTTGCGGATGCGCAGCATCTGCTCGGCCACCACGCAGCGGGCGATAGCCTGACAAAAATTCTCCACGCAGAGGCCCCCGTATACGCGGGTGGGCAAACCCTTGGTGGTGTAGCGCCACTCGGGTTTGTTGTCTTCGTTGTATTCGCGGCGCAAGCCGGGATACTGGATGTGCAGGCCACTAGGCAGGGTGAGCCCCTTGCCGGGTTCTACGCGTACCAGCTCAGGCACGTCGATGACCATCTCCTGACCGCTGGCCAAAGCTTGAATAGCGCGGTTGGCGGAGTCCCAGAGATAGGGAATACAGTCGTAGGTATTGCGGTAGGAGTTGATGATGCGCTTGGCCTCAGCCTCAGTCACCTCGACACCGGCCATGGACTTGAGGAACAACTTGAGCTTGCCGTGGCCGACGCCGTAGCCTGCCCCGAGCACCACGACCTTGCCTACCTGTCGCTGGGTTTTATCGATCTGATCCGGGGCCACGTTGTAGATGTGGCTGGCCATGATTTTGTAGACGTCCTGCTTGTCCCGGAAAGCTTGCACGAGGTCATGCTGACCCGCCAGCCATGCTAGGCACCGGGCTTCGATCTGTGCGGAGTCGCAGTCGATCACGACATGACCCGGAGGCGCCTTGATAGCACGCTTGAGTGCCTTGGCATACGGCCCGCGAGATGGAAGGTTCTGGAGGTTCACCGAGTCTTGGCCTGACCAGCGCCCGGAGTGGGCGCCGTAGTAGCGCAGGGGCACAGGGAACGCACCGCGCCCAGCCATGCCGATGAACCGCTCCGTGCGGGTCTCCTCGAGCGTGGTCTTGTTGCCAAGGCGCGCAGCGACGAGTGCCTGCACCCGTACGTCGGGATGCTCGGCCAATTCCTTAAAGGCTTCGTCGGTCTTGGCGAAGGCATACGCAAGCTTGCCTGTGGCCGGGCTGACCTTCATGGGGGGCTCAACGTCGAGGCGTTCGAGTTGCTGAGCGAACTTGGGGTTAGACATGAGAAGCGTCTTGATGCCATCGGTGCCGCTGTCGAGCAGCACCTTCACCGCCTCGGGGTCGGAGTAGTCCCCGATGAGTGTATCCCGTACGTCCTCAAGCAACTGCTGCTTGTAGTCTTTAACTGCGACGAGGTGGGAGACAAGCAGGTCTTTGTCCAGCACCAGCCGAGGCTCGATAAACATGCGCAGCGTGGCGTCGATGAGACGCAGCTCCTGCTTGGGGAAGCCCATGCTGAGGTAGTTGTGGAACAGGCTGTAGGTAAGCTCGACGTCGTTGACGCAGTAGGCACCGTAGCGAGCGAGCTCGTCAGCGGAGAAGTCTACATAGCGCTTGCCCAGCGCGTTGAGGACTTCGGTGCCCTTAACACCTACGCCGAGGCGAGTGGCTTGAGCGGACAGGCTGTGTGATTTGTCGTGGGGATAGAGGGCGCGGGACATGCCGAGCGTGTCTGCCCATGCCAGCGGAGAAACGTCATAGTGCCATGCCAGTATGGCACCATCGAACGCCGTGTTCTGGCACACAACCATCTTATCCGACCAGTCTATGCTGGCAAGGGCAGCAGCTACTTCTGGTTGTGGATACCACTGCGTCGGCGCATCGCCAATCTTGATTGCTATACCGATTGTCTCGAATCTTGGATCACGTACGTACTGTTCTGTTGTTATCTTGCTTAGGCTGTAATCGCGGTCGTAGAAAGTTTCTAGGTCAAGTACGAGTGGTATCATGGTCGGGTCTAATCGTTAGACTTGCTGGCGTAACTCAATTGGCAGAGTGCTTCATTTGTAATGAAGATGTTGAGGGTTCGATTCCTTCCGCCAGCACCACCCTCTGACGTTTCTTTCGGGCCAAGTCGCGCTCGCGTCTACGCAGTAACTTGTTCTCTTCTTCACTCAGCGCACGGGTCAGTAATTGGCCGGTCAAAATCTCGCCAATTTGATCGAGCGGTGTTTTGTTCGAGTCCATCCAGCACCTCCAAGTTCTTCTCATTGATGATGAACGCCAGCCCGCCCGCTGCCTCGATCTTTTCAAGGTTGCGTAGCTGCAACTGTGTGGGCTTACCCCGGCCTGCCTTGCACTCGATACCAATGAACCTGCCGTGGCAACAAGCCAGAATATCAGGGGTGCCGTTGTTTGCGTAGGCACCCCCGATGTAGTTCACCGCGTAAGCTCCAGCCTGCTTAAGCCTAGCGTGAACCTTAGCTTTAACCTTGGCTTCAGGCGTTGCGGCCATGTTCCAATTCGATCAGCTTGTCCAGATAGTGGCGAGCTTTCTCAAGGTCTTGCACGCCGCCCTTGTCCCGGAAACGCATCAGATACTTCAGCGCGTTGCCGTCGAAGAACCCCATCTCGTTGTTCTCGATCACTTCCCACGGCTGAATTGCCAGCTTGGTGTAATGGTTGCCGCCGATCTGGAATGCGTCGAGAGCCGGCAGGGTGGGCTCAGCAACAACTTCTATGGGGGCAGACTCAGCTCGCATCCTGCTACGCACGGCATAGACCGTCACTGTGGATACGCCCAGCTTATTGGCTACCGCTGCCACTGTCAGGTTCGGGTTGCGGGTCAGAAGGGCTCGAATCTTGTCGCTCTTTGTCATGCTTGGTTCCTGCTAAAAAATTAAATTCTGAAAGAAGCTTTTGGACCTTGGCCTCAAACATATCCATACCGGCCTGCGCAAACGCTTTGTCATTCATATCGACCCCATGAACTTTGGTAGTGGTGCCCAGTGTGTCCAGTATGTATCTTTGCGGCTGTAAATGCCGTACGTGGCACAACCCATCTTTTTATTGACGAGCTGCACCTTACGCCCCACCGGGCACGTATCGATTGGCCTCCAAGGATACTCCTGATCCACTGCCGCAGCACCGTCAGAAGAAGTCTTAACAGTCATTTCTGCAACTCCTCCACTTTCCACTTAGCGTCCATCACTGTCTGCCCGTACTTCATCATCGCAAACATGATCTCTTCGTCCTCGTATTGCAGCGGGCGGTCGCCCACAAAACAGATGTGATATCCCTCGCTGTCGCGCTCGTAAAACAACAAGGTGAAGCAATACTCTTTGCCGGTGCTGTCCGTGTTCCACTGAACGATCTCAGCGGGACGGCCATCAATATCAAGATTTCTAAATTCAAGGTTCTTGAGTCTCATTCCTCTCCCCTTGCTCGGATGGCGGCGGCGTGTTGCTCGCCTGTTGCATAAAACATATTTTCCTCACACACCTTCGCACACGCCGCACGCTCTGCCGCAACCGCCTTTGCAATCGCTTCATCGGCGTCCCACGGCAATGGCGTCCCGCCTAGCCTGTAAGCCTCGTGTCTCCACAACACAGCACGCTGCTTGTGGTATTCGCAGTATTGGCAGGTCATTTCTCACCCCTTGCTCGAATGGCGCGTGCAGCTTGTGCCGTGTCGTAATGCCCTTCGCACACATCAGCACACTCCTCACGCTCGGCAGCAGCGACAAGGGCGGCGAAGCGTTCAAGTTCCTGTGGCGTAAGCCCTTGTTCGTCGTAGTGCCCGCGTATCGGCACTTCAGCTTGCTGCGCTATACGGATAATGTCGTCGCGGGTCATTCCTCACCCCCAATCCCATGCGCTCGTTCAATTGCGCGGGCAATCGCAAGTCTGAAGTTGTCATAAGAAATCTTGTAATCAACAGATCGCCACACTCGGTCAATCTCCTCATCCGTCAGCGGCTTGCGCTTCTGAGACTCTGTAGAAAAGTCAAATTCAAAGTCAGGCATGTTCCGGATAATGTTTTCACGATCACTATCCATCGCCTCTTTAAGCATTCGATTTGCTTTATGGTGCCTAGTTTCTTTGATAGATGGCCCAACCATCTCCTGCTGCACATCCGTCAGCCGCTGCATAGCTTCCTCAGCAAGCGCGGCGCGGAGAGCGTCAATCGTTTTGCTCAGATCAAGAATATCGGTTTCGTTGCATATCGGCATCCCGTCGGCGGCTATCAGCTCGTCGAGCGCCTGCTGTGCTGCTTCTCTTAGGTTCATTCCTCACCCCTTGCTCGGATAGCTCTCGCATATTGATAGCCATCTAGTTCTTCACACACCTTTGCACACGCCTCTCGTTCAAAATCCATTGCGCGCTGGATAGCATGCTCTGCCACTTCGAGTGTTTCATTCCGCAACAAGTCGGCAAACTTCGTCATCTGCTCAATCACGGCTTCACGCGGCATACCCAGGTGGAAGCTCATGCCGGTCTTGCGAATTAGTGCCTCAACATATTCACGCGGTATGTCACTCATCTGCCACCTCCAATAGTGCTTTCTTTGCACGCTCTAGCAACCACAACATATCGCCTCCGTCGGCATAGGATGACGCGAAGTATTCCTGCCCGTCTTTGTCGTAGCCAAGGATGACTACACCTTCCAGCTTGCCAAGAGCGGATTCAAGGACATGATCGGCAGGCATATCCAGCTTGGTGATACCTGTGAATCGCACAACGTTGGTCATGCTCGACCCCTAATCAGATTGGCTACAATTTCATAGCTCAATGGCATCTGACGGCGCAGCGGGTCTTTCATATATTGATCGTGCAAAGCGTCCCATGATTGAGCTATCTTTTCTCGCTCGGCAGCAGCGCCGCCATCCCAGCCGCACCGATAGCATTCGGCAAGTTCAAACGCCCTGCGCTCACGCTCGGCAGCGGCACCAGCCTCGTAGCCACGGCGGTGGTATACAGAGAACTGTTGCTCCATCGTTGCTGTTGGCACACTAATCTTTGCACCCTTGATCCATTTGGCTGCTTCCGTTGCGGCGACAAGGGCAGCGAAGCGTTCAAGCTCGTGCTGGGTCATTACGATGTAATCTGTGCGACCGAACAGGCTTTCTGGTTCGCCTGCCCCAGCATCCCGCGCCATAGCAATGATGTCATTGCGGTTCATTTCAGTATTTCCCGTTCAAGTATCGAAACAGCGTTGTCAATCTGCTCAACCAAATACGATGGAAATGCAGGTTCTCGGTACAGACCAACAGCTTCTACCGCAGAGAGCAAACGCATGATGCGCAGTAATTCTTCCTTG